GGCTGTAGAACGACATGTCTGCTTACCATTAAAGCCCCACAGCTTGCTTGATGCCTCCAATGGTGGCACAATCGTCAGCACCGTCTTTAGCACATCCTGTTGCACATATATCGTCCTTGTGGATGCTTCTGTCTTTAATGACCTATCACATCCATGAATTGTCAGCTGTGAGTGAATATGAATCGTCCCTCTTTTTGTGTCTATATCGCGAACGCGATCAATGTTTAATAACTCGCCCAGCCTCATACCCGTAGCTATAGCCAGCAGGAAAAGCGGATATAGGTAGAGATGGGGCTTTTTCTTTTTGTTGTCTTTTGCGCGAGCATCCGATAGCAGCTGCTTCATATCTTCTTCGGTTGGTACAACTAAGACATCAACCCTGCGCTTCCCTTGTTTCCTACGTCGCGTCTTGCTCATAGGGGAGGAGACAATAAAGCCTTTGTCCACAGCAAAGTTCAGCACAGCCGCTAGCTTAGCTCGCATCTGAAACAGCGTGGAATCTTGCATAGGCGTCCCATCCATCTTTGTCACATTGTCCAATACGTAGTCGATAACCTCAGGGGTTATTTTGTCTAAGCGGTAATCACGCAGAGGCATAAAGATAAGAGGCTCAATGTACTTGTAGATACGCAGCGTTCCTTCTTTTACAGCACGCTCCTTCTCCTTCATGAATATCTCAAGGAGATCACTGAAATAGATAGTAGCATCCTGCGTCGGCTTCTGTCCAGCTTGCACACGCAGTTCAGACACGCGGCGCATCAATTCTGTTTTTGTCTTTGCGGTGACAGACCGCCGCTTCTGCTTCCCGTCCACACCAACCCCAAGTGTTATTGTCATCTTCAGGCCACCATTTGGCATCTTCGTGATCGACCCTTCGCCTTTTGGTCTACGCTGTGCTTTCATACGTCATACCTCCCAGAGTTGAAAATTTGAAAATAAATTTATGCCCATATATATTTCACCTGCTCCGCGCGTGTCCCCCGTGCGCGCGTCTTTGAGGGCTCAGCCGTCCGGCAGCCCGGCAGCGTCCAGCAGCCTTCCAAAACGCGCACGCGCACACCTACGCGCGTTATCGAAGCCACCTGCAAGCGATCTCATCGCAGCCGGATGCTTGCCTACGATCAACGCGCGGGCACACCTAGGCACGCACACAGGCGCGCGTATTATGATATAATCATCTTAATGCGTGTGTGACTAGGCGTCAAGGTGTCTAGAGGTGCTTATGATAAGCGCTTTATTTGTTTGTCTTGTAAAATAATTTTTGTCTGAATGCTTTAGTTGGCTAAAGCATGAAAGGATTGGAAAAGTCAAGTGGATTTTATCGATCTTTTTCGAACATACGTGTTCTATTTTGTGCGTCCATACCAGCATCGGCGTTCGTTTTTTCGAACATGTGCGCTTTTTATCTATATGAAAACTTAGTATCTGCTACTAAAAACTGAAAAAATCATCTGTCTAGAAAACATATCAACTAAGTATGTATTATATGACTTAATGCAGCCACGCAAGCGCTAACGCGACGCCTGAACGCATGCACACGATCACGCGGGCACCGGCGCATCGCATGGAGGCAGACACAAAGACACAAAAAATGACCTATGACCTATAGAGGCAGCGCGTGACATTGTGGTATCATGAAACATGGAAAATCCATAGAGAGAGGAGACAAAAAGGACATGAGAGGCTTTCAGACACACATCACCGGCGAACAATTAGCTATTTGTGGTATGTTTTGCATTGGTTCACTCGTTGTAGGATTCTTTTTTGGTATAGGGGATTCATCTTTTTTGGAGTTTGCTTTATTCAGTTTTCTGGTGCCTTTTGGCTTCTTCCTCTTAGGTAATTTAACACGCGACGACGAATAAAAACTACATATAAGGCGACAAAAGAAAAGCCCTGCATGATCTCACTTGTGCAAGGGCTTTTTTTGTGTCTTTATCGCGACGCGTTCGCGGATTCTTTTTTGTCTAGCCACTCAATAATCATATTACGTACGATCGCCGACGAATTGTAACCATTAGACTTGCAAAAAGTCATGAATCTCTCTTTTGTCTCCTTGTCAATCCGTATTTGATAATACACTTCTTTTTCTTTTTCTTCTCGTTCCATTTTCTCACCTCCTTAACGTCTACAAGCATTATAACACAAGGTGTGGTGACGTGTCACGAAAAATCATGAAAAAAATTTTGAAAAAGGTGTTGACATGTTGTGACGCGTTGTGATATGATACAGTCACAGGCAAGGGGAAAGCGCAAACGCCTTCCCAAGCCAAAAAATTTTAATCTTCTACGTAGTGACAAATCACTACACAAAAAAAGGAGGACTACACCATGAAAACCACAAAAGCATCGACCAATGCCACTACTTATGGAGAGTATTTGGAGCAACGCGAAAAGGAACTGCAAGAAGAGGTTGAGTTTTGGAACCGTGCATGGAAGGACACGAGAGCCGAAAACGCTACTCTGAAAGCCCGCGTCGAATTTTGGACGAATTTAGTTGCAAAAATGGAGGGGGAAGTTGAAGAACTGGAAGTCGAAAACGCCGAACTGAAAGCCCGCGTTGCCGGAGCAGAGTTGGGATGTGAAGAACTGGAGAACTACGGGAAGGAGTTAGAAGCAGACGTGAACACGCTGCAAGTGAAGCTTGCGGCTAGGGAAGAATACATTGAGTTGCAAGAAGCAAACATCCGCTTTTTGGAGCGGGCTTGCGGCTGGAATAACTGATTACCTTGTTTGTCTAGCAACGCCGGGGCGGCGTAGTCGTCGCCCTAGCAATCCTAAGGAGGAAAAGAAAATGATCACAATCACCGTAACCACTGAATACAACGGCTTTTGGCAGCTCCTTGAAAACTCATGGAGTGGCGCGCGGGACGTTCTGAACCGCGTGCAGGAAGAAGACCGAAAAGAAGAAGCGATGGAGCGCATCGCCGAATTTTGCGGCATGGTGCAGGATAGCACCGGCGCACCTCCTAGCGATACGGAAGTCAACGATTTCATCTGGTTCGAGCTACCGGATGAAATGAACCTCTACGGCGACGTAGAGGACGACGAATAAATCCCTTGTGTCTCCTAGCCCGGGACTAGCCGCCGCGCTAGTCCTAGGCGGGACAAAGACAACAAAGTTAGGAGTAGGTACTAATTTTCTAGGAGGAATGCAATCATGATGAAAGCACTTGAAAAACTCGTCGCAAGCAAGACGAACGCCCGCGTAGGGAATCACGCGGTGATGTTCTGTGACATTCCGCATAACGGTGCAGCCTTGCGAATCCTACACATCATGCAGGGCGCAACGCGGGCTTTCTCCTACCATGATAATTTCATCTGCCACGTGGACGACACGCGGCACCGCGTATATCTGGATACAGTTATCAGAGAATTTGGTCTAGGGGCGTGGCTCTAGAGCAAAGGTACATCAGAGCCCGAAAGCGTCCAAGCGTGCTACATGGCACTCATGGCAGCGGTTTTTGGACGCTTTCGCTCTCATAGTCAATTTGCAACTTGTTTGTCTAGCCCGTAGAATATGGGCACAGACGTTCCAAGAATAGATGTTCTGATTTTATAGGAGGTACGCGTTATGTATACACAAGAAGAGTTACAGAAAGCCGCTGAACGCCTAGCGGCGGCCGGAACGCCTTATTTAGGGAAAACCCTCTATGAAGGGGAAGGGCACAAAATCATCGTTCGTCCCTACTTCCATGGGACAGTAGACAAGGGGCTGTTCTACCTCCTGAACGAGGACGAGAGGCCATATTCTGATAAGTTCATCATCTCCAACATGGAAACAGGAGAATCAGAGGACTTGAAGGGCTATATAGAAAAAGTCCTTCCCTGTGAGATTGAACGCTGGGAAGGCGCAAGGAAGGAGGCAGAGATAGAGGAACAGGCAGCCCGGGAACGCGCCGAATACGAGTGCTTCCACGGGTTCACAGATGGCATGTCCCACATGCAGAAGGGACGTGTCGTCAAGGTACTTTCTGTCAAATTCCGCTACAAGGCAAACGCGCTCTGTGACGCCGGAATTATGACACGCGCCGAATGGATTGAGAAGATGCAGGAGAGCGGGAAAGCCCGTGTAGGTATCGACACCTACAGTGGCAAGAAAGAATACAACGTCTATTTTCACGAAAAGGGCTGGAAAGGAGAGCTGTCTATAGAGATCACAAAGACGGAATACGAATACTTCCAGTTCCTTGAATCCGTCACTATCCCGTTCTAATCTTTGTTGTCTTTCGCCGGGGCGGCGTAGTCATCGCCCTAGCAATCATAAGGAGGAGTTAAGCCATGAAACGCAATTTGAATAACCTTGAAAAAGACGTGCTTGAACGCATGATCGACCACCTCGACGACCTCGAAGGATACGACGGATACGTTTCAGAACTTGCCTTCACACTGTTTGAAGGTGAGAACATCGATGGCACCATGACCTACAGCACCTACAAAGCCGAGGAGTGGATCGCCGAACACTTCCACGACCTCGGCGACGTTGTCGAGGATATGTCAGAAGCATGGGACATTACGCCGAACCCCTTCGCAAATCCAGAAGTATTCATGCTGCAGGCAGTCATATACATCGCAGAGCAGCTTGTCTATGAGAGCGCTTATCTGCAGCGTGGATGTGATGAGGAGACAATCGCCCTCATCCGGCGCGAATGGGAAGAAGCACTTTCTGAATAACGATGCAGTGCAGTAAACAGTTCTTTTGTCCTAGAGAAAGGAGGTGATAACACAAGTTTCTATTTTTTATGCCTAAATTAGAACAAAAGCTCTAATTTCTAGGTGGGACACAAGTTAGAGAAAAGACAGGAGGAAAACAAATGACACCTACAGCTAACGACTTATATCTACAACAAATTGCCCTAGAGGCAGAAGCCAAGGAAGAAGCCGAACGCGTCTTGCAGGGGACACTTGACTTGGCTCGTAGTGAGGGACAAGCAGGGCAAGGAAAACTAGCATCCCGCCTTATGGAACATACATGGGAGACATCACGCCGTAATATCCGCACACTTATTGCCAATACACTAAAGCCAAAAAAAACGACACAAGGTGCATGGGTTGCGCGTATGAAAGAATTGACACAAATTTATGTCGCAGACCTTGACACATTAGAGAATTTACTGGTGCTTGCAGGTCATAGCACCATTATGGATTGTGTCTTAACCGCGCGTGCGCCCCAAGACAAAACAGTCTCTAGCATCGCTAAAGTGATCGGGCAAGCAATTATGAGAGAAGCATCCGTAGAGGAGTTCCTGCAAATTGAGGCTGCTAAAGGCATTGACGAAACATGGTTGAAAAAATCCATGGACAAAGGCATTAGCGAGCGCATCCGTAGTTCGTATAAGATCACATACGCGACAATACGTATGCAACGAAACGGCTATAACGGGTTGAAGTGGACTGCTGCGGAACTAACAGCCCTAGGCGCAAAAATCCTTGAAATGCTTATTGCAGGTAGCGACTACTACCACTTAGAAAAAAGGCAGGTAGGGAATAAGCAGATAGAGACAGTCGTTATGACTGATTGGTTTGAAAAAACGTGGTTCTCTAATGAGAATAAGCTAGTAGCGAACGCCATTCGGTACAAGCCTACAATCATACCGCCAAAACCATGGACGACGCCCTTCTGCGGTGGCTATCATGGAGCATCAACCCTAGGAACATCTCTTATTCGCCTCCCCTATGGAGACACAAATAAATTCATAACTATGTACGTAAAGAAATTGAGTGCCGTGAACTTAGACAAAATTTATAGTGTACTCAATGCTATGCAGAATACGCCGTTCACGATCAACAGGAACCTTCTTCATATCCTCAAAAGTATTTATGCAAGTGGTGGGGAGCTAGGAGGAGTACCAAGAACAGAGCCCTTCACGATGCTCCCTCACCTAGCAGAAGGGCACACAGAGGAGGAGCTAAAGGAGCATAAAGCAAAGCAAACAACACTTTATAAGCAGGAGGAGGCAAGAAAAACCAAGGCTATTCGGTGTCACATCGCACTGAAAACCGCCGAAAAGTTCGCTCAGTACGAGAAGATTTACTTCCCGTGGAACATTGATTATCGCGGTCGCTGTTATCCAATCCCGACGGCGATAAGCCCGCAAGGGGACGACATCCAAAAAGCCCTGCTGCTCTTTGCAGAGCCGTCGCCGTTGGCGTCGGATGCAGACACAAAATGGTTAGCCATTCACGGGGCGAATCTTGCCGGACGTGACAAGCTGCCATTCGCGGGGCGTATCGCATGGATAGAGGAACACGAGGAGCAGATCAAGGCAAGTGCAGCAGACCCACTCAGCTATACATGGTGGGACGAGGTTTCCAAGAATGACTACCCGATGGAATTTCTTAGTTTTTGTCTTGAGTGGACGCGCCTCTGCGCGTACAAGGAGGAGCACGGAACAGCCGTCGGATTCGTGACCGGGCTGCCGATTGCGTTCGACGGGACGTGCTCAGGCTTGCAGCATTTTTCAGGGTTGCTCAGAGACGAGATCGGCGGCGCAGCTGTCAATCTCCTACCAAGTGACAATGTGCAGGATATTTATAGCATCGTTGCAGACAAGGTCAATACAGTGCTGCTCAAAGACGCGCAGAGTGGCACAGCCGACGGCTATAAATATGACAAACAAGGAAATGTTGTCAACGACCAAGAGGGCAAGCCGCGCATCGTCTACGGGACAAAAATCCTAGCGCAGAACTGGGTATCCTTTAACAGGCTAAAGTATTCCCAAGACGGCATCACGCGCAAGGTGTGCAAGAGGAGCGTCATGACGCTTGCCTATGGCAGCAAGCTCTACGGATTTAAGGAGAATCTACTGAGTGATATCATCAGACCTTTTGTCTTAGAGCATCCAGACGAGAACCCCTTTGTGTCTCCCATCCAAGCGGCGACATACATGGCACGTCTCATCTGGGAAGCCGTAGGGACGACGGTCGTTAAGGCAGTAGAGGGCATGGCGTGGCTGCAAAAAGTGGCAGAACTCATCTGCAAAGAGGGGCACGTCGTCACATGGAATACACCCAATGGACTTCCTGTGCAGCAGAATTATGTGTGCCTCACACAGGAAGTAGTAAGGATGCGCTTCAACAAGGCGCGTGTCCGCTTCTATACACAAGTAGAGGAAGAAGGAGGGAAGGTAGACACAAGACGACAGGCGCAAGGCATCTCACCAAACTTTATTCACAGCATGGATGCAGCGCATTTACAGCGTGTTGTCAATGCAGAGTATGGCAAAGGTAACGCAAACTTTATGATGATTCATGACAGCTTTGGGACGGATGCAGCACACGCTGGGCAGCTCTTCAAGACCATCCGCGAGGAGTTCGTCGGCCTCTATAAAGACCAGAACTACCTTCAGGACTTCTTGGAGCAGGTTAGCTATCTCATTAACGACGACGACATGGACAAGATTCCAAAGATTCCTAGTTTTGGGACACTTGACCTTGAAGAAGTCAAGAAGTCGGACTTCTGTTTTGCATAAGGAAAGACACAAAAAAGAGCAGGACGTAAGCCCTGCTTTTCTTGCTCTTTATATTATGTGTAAAACTATGTGTATAAAAATTGAAATATATGTGTATATAACATTGACAAATATACACACATTTGTTATCTTAGAATAAGAAAAGGAGGTGCTGATTATGGCACGAAAGAATGTATACATGAACGAGGCACTCACAGAACTCGAAAAGGAGCTGAAAGGAACAGAGACAACATTTTCCTCTCGTCTTGGGGAGATTGTGGGCCGCTACAAAATGCTTCTTGACCTAGAAAAAATGCCACAATTAAACCCTATAGAGGAGGATATTATGCACGAAGTCCTCTGGGGGAATGTTATTGATAAACGAAGGCTAAGAGGCCTTCATCTCGATGTATTAGATGCCGCAACAGGGACTTTGCAGGCACGTGAAACCCTAAGTAAAAAAATCGACACACTTTCAATCGGGCAGCGCCTGAAGTTGATTGAACAAATGAATCAAGTCTAAGAAAATGAAAGAGCAAGGATATAGTTGTCCTTGCTTTTTTAATACTGTTTTTAGGTGGGACACAAGTTAGAGAAAGAACGTCTATAGACATCCTAAAGACTGCCGATAGACATACTACGTTTACGCTCTCTAAAAACATAAAACCGAAAGACTTATATAAATAATATATATATATATACTATAGGCTTTTATATAAAACTATAGGTTTTGTGTCTTTCAGCAGCGAAGCTGCGCCTTATCTTTAACCAAGTCTTTCGGCCGTCATTGACGGCTTATTTTTTTTTGTCTAACCGAAAGGAGAAAAACGTATGCCCAAACCGAGAACCCCAATCAGCCTAGGCGTCAAACGCCTCCATCCCGACGCCATCCTGCCTGAGCGCAAGACAGAGGGCGCAGCTTGCTTTGACCTATGTGCATTGGAGGACGCCTACATCCCGCCGATCAACGCACAGGAGAGCGCACACCTTGTACGCACAGGCCTTGCCTTTGACATCCCTCAGGGATACCACATCTGCATCTACCTGCGATCTTCCACCGGACTGTATACCAAGCTGCGTCTTGCCAACCAGACGGGCATCATCGACAGCGACTATCGCGGCGAAGTCCAGCTCATCGTGGAGAATCTGGGGCGCACACCTATCCGCATCGCCAAGGGCGCACGCATCGCCCAGTTCCTTATCGAGCGTGACCTGCCCGTCGCTCTCACCGAGGTTAAGACACTCAGCGAGACAGCGCGTGGCGCAGCACCATCGGGCAGCACAGGGAGGGACATCTGATATGGCAGCTTATGACGAGCACTACAAGGGCGCAGTACAGCCCATCCAGCTCATGCGGGCACAGATGAGCAAGGAGGAGTTCATGGGATTCCTGCGCGGCAATATCATCAAGTATGCATCGCGGTGTGGCAAGAAAGACGGCATCATCAAGGAAACAGCAAAGCTCCTTCAGTACGCCGTGTGGCTGCACCAGACTGCCAAGAATGAGGAGCTCAAAATCGACTAAAACAATACACTGATTCTCTATTCTTTTGACTCCCGAAGGCAAAGCCCGCCACGCTTAGAGCCGCAAGGGATTCCGCAGGTGGGACACAAGTTAGAGAAAAAGCGTCTATCACGCGAATCAATAATTCAACCAACCACAGAAAGGACAAACACATCATGACAAAGACAACCTATCGCAAAGGCACGACCGCTGTCGGCACATTCAACTTCCCACACCTCTTGGAGACCGAGCAGTTCCAAGGCAAGGACACGGGGCGATTCGCCGTCTCCTTCGCACCGGACGACGACAAGGAACGCCAGCGGCTCCTTGCAGAGATCGATGAGGAGTGGCAGAAGTACAAAGAATCCGACGAGGGAAAGAAGCACAAGTACAAGTACGACTACGCCAACGGCATAACCACATACAAGGACGAGGAGTTCTTCAAGTACAAAATGAACCGCAGCATCAACACGCGCAACCGAGGCGAGTGGGTGCGCCGTGTGCCTATCTTTGACGCCGCAGAGCGTGAGATTGGCGCAGAGCTCAAAAGCATTGGCAGCGGCACGCGTGGGCGCATCGCCTATGAACTCGTGCCCTTCTACATGAACGACAAGAACTATGGCATCAGCCTCCGGCTCACAGGCGTGCAGATCATCGACCTCAAAGAGAGCGGGACAGCATCGGCATCCTCCCTTGGCTTCGTAGAGGAGGAGGGCTTCGTCCTTGTCCCGCAGGAGGACAGCCGTACCACACTTGACGTGTCGGACATCGGCGAGGAGGAGTTCTGAGAGGGCTGCGCGGGGGGAGGTACAGCTATCGCCCTTCCCACGGACATCGCTCCGGCCTAGAGGATAACATCGCCGCGCAGATCAAGGCACAGGGCATCGCAGAGGTCTATGAGCAGCGGCAGATACAGTACATCATCCCCGCGAGCGACCATATTTACACACCCGACTTCATCCTGCCCAACGGCATCATCATCGAGGCAAAGGGACTGTTTGAACTGAGCGACCGCAAAAAGCACCTGCTCATCAAAGACCAGTACCCGCACCTTGACATACGCTTTGTCTTTCAGAACCCGAAGCACAAACTCTACAAAGGCAGCACTACGACATACGCGGACTGGTGCAGCAAACACGGCTTTGAGTACGCCGCCAAACTCATCCCCGCGTCGTGGTTCAAAGCCCGAAAGAAAGACACCACCGGACTGATCGCCAAAACAAAGAAAGAGAAGTGATACACATGTTGACATTCAAGGAGCGTGATGCAACCACAGAAATCCGCGTCGCATATACCAAGGCAGACATCCCGCTCAAAGAGTACACCAAGCACGTCATGCGTCAGGGATGGTTCAGTGTCGGCTACCACTACATTATTCACCCCGACGGGCGCATGGAGGTCGGCATCCCCGCATCCCAGCACGCAGACCCCGCCATCGACGGCTGGCAGGACAGCGTATGCGTCCTCCTGATGGGCGTCGCAGACGGCGAGCGCACCGCCTTGCAGCGGGCTGCTTTAGACGCGCTTAGCCGCGAGCACGGCATCCCCGTAGAGGCAGACCAATGATCGCCCACCTCCCGTGCCCGGATTGCGGGAGCAGCGACGGCATGACCGACTATGGCGACCACACCTATTGCTTTGTCTGTGAGAAATGGACAAAGACAGGGGAGAGCGAAAGGAGAATGGCGATGCACAAAGCCCTCATCCCAATGGGCGACATGGAATATCGCGCCCTCAGAGCACGCGGCATTCACGAGGACACATGTCGTAAATACCGCTACACATGTAGCAAAGACACGAACGGCAGCCCCATCCAAGTCGCAGAATACGTCGGCGACGATGGGCGCGTCCTCTTTCAGAAAACCCGTGACAAAGACAAAAACTTTTGTGTCTTAGGCGCGAAAGCGCAGCGATTCTTCGGGCAGAACCTCTACCCCAGCGGCAAGAAACTCATCGTCACCGAGGGTGAGATCGACTGCCTCACCGTCTCACAGGTGCAGGACAACAAATACCCTGTTGTCTCCATCCCGTTCGGCTGCCAAAGCGCACACAAAGTATTCAAAGAAAACCTTGACTGGCTGCTTGGCTTCGAGGAAGTCATCGTCATGTTCGACAGCGACGAGGCAGGGCAGAAAGCTATCGAAAAACTCAGCGGCCTCCTGCCCCTTGGGCGCATGAAAGTCGCACGCCTCCCGCTCAAAGACCCAAACGAATGCTTGCTTTCCGGACACCCGGACTACATCATACGCGCCATCTGGAACGCCGACGACTACCGCCCCGATGGCATCATGAACGCCAAAGACATGCAGGACATCCTGCTCAAAGAGGGCGACGACCTAAAGGGCTACGAGTTTCCATGGGCAGACGACCTCACGCGGCGCACACAGGGCATACGGAAAGGTGAAATGCTCCTGCTCACAGCGGGCAGCGGCATCGGCAAATCCACCATCGCACGCGAGCTTGCCTACACCTTGCACATGAGAGATCACCTGCGCGTCGGCATGGTCATGCTCGAAGAAAGCCCCAAGAAAACCCTGCGTGACCTCATGAGCATCCACCTCAGCCGTCCTCTCCACCTCATGTGGAACGACAAAACAAAGGCAGAGGTCAAAGAGCACTATGGCGAGGTATTCGGAGACGGCGGCTTCCTCCTCTACGATCACTTCGGCAGCATCGAGAGTAACAGACTACTGGACAAAATCCGCTACATGATCGTCGCAGGAGGATGTGACTTTGTTGTCTTAGACCACATCACCATCGCCGTCACCACCATGGAGGATGGCAAGGGCGACGAACGCAGTACCATCGACCGCCTCATGACTGCCCTGCGCAGCCTCGTCGAGGAGACAGGTGCAGGGCTTATCATCATCTCCCACCTCAGAAAGACCGACAGCAAAAGCTGTCCCTTTGAGCAGGGCGGGAGTATCAGCATGGACGACCTCAGAGGGAGCGGCAGCCTAAAGCAGCTCCCCGACACCATCATCGCCGCCGAGCGCAACCAACAGGCAGAGGACGAGGGAGGGCGCAACAAATTGCGCTTGCGCTTGCTTAAATGCAGATTCACAGGCGAGACAGGTCTTGCCGACGCCATACGCTTTGACAAAAAGACCAACCGCCTCCACCCCATTGACCCGCTCGACACCACAGACACCGAAGGAGAGGAGGACGCATGTCCGTTCTAGTACCGATTGCCTCCACAGGCATCACCTTCAGCGAAATCCCAGATCACATCGCCTACTACTTTGAGATAGGCAGCTGTACGAAATACTGCCCTAGCTGTCACAGCCCGCACCTGCGCAACTGCATGGCACCGAACACACCGCTCAGCGTCATGGAGACAAAAGCAGAGAACGCAGCAGAGCAAGGCGCAGACGCCATCCTGCTCATGGGAGGGACAACCAACCGACTGTATGAGAGCGACATCATACAGATGCTTCGCCGTCTCAGCGTCATCCTCCCTGTTTGTCTTTATTCCGGCAGCGACGATGCGGAGCGTGACCGTGACCTTGCAGAGCGAGGCAACGCCACATGGCTCAAGACAGGCAGCTACAAAGCGGAACTTGGAGGGCTCACCAGCCCCACGACCAACCAACGCTTTTACCGCATCGACTATCGCTACGCCAAAGATCACAGCGGAATCTACACAGGCACTGAGGCGGTATTCACAGACCTCACACATCTCTTTCAGAAAGGAGACACATGAAGAACATCCCGCAAGACATCATCGACAACCGTCTCAGATTCATCGACAGCTACATCGCCGCGCAGAACGCCGCGAGCGGCAGCGAGGTAGACAGCAACGCCAACGTCACACACAAGACACTGGCGACCCTTGAAGCTGAGTTATACAAACCGCTCACCATCGAACTGAACCGAGCAAAGGTATGCGCCAAGCTCACCGAGCGATTCGGCAAGGACGTCGCCGAGGAATACCGCAAAGACCTCAAAGACCATCTGATCTACGTCCACGATGAGAGCAGCCTCAAACCATACTGCGCCTCCATCTCCCTCTATCCCTTCCTCTTGGAGGGGACAAAGAGCGTCGGCGGCGTCTCAGGCGCACCAAAGAACCTACAGAGCTTCTGCGGCGGCTTCGTAAACCTCGTCTATCAGATTGCCAGTAATTTCGCAGGGGCAGTCGCCACAGTGGAGTTCCTTCACATGTTCGACCACTTCGCCCGCAAGACCTACGGCAAGGACTACCTCAAGACGAATCAGCACGACATCGAGCAGGAACTTCAGGGCGTCGTCTATGCGCTCAACCAGCCCGCCAGTGCGCGTGGAGATCAATCCGTATTCTGGAACATCAGCGTCTTTGACAAACCCTACATGGAGGAAATGTTCGGGGGCTTCTACTACCCCGACGGCACACAGGTCGATATGCAGAGCGTCCGCGCCTTGCAGCTTTACTTCATGGAGTGGTTCAGGAAGGAAAGACACAAGGAGCTGCTCACCTTCCCCGTCCTCACCGCCAGCCTCCTCACCACGAAGGAGGGCTTTGCCGATCAGGAGTTCCGCGACTACTGTGCAGAGCAGATGAGCAAGGGACACAGCTTTTTTGTCTATATGTCTGACAGCGTAGACAGCCTTGCGTCCTGCTGCCGCCTTCGCAACGAGCTTGCTGACAACACCTTCAGCTACACACTTGGCGCAGGTGGTGTCGTCACAGGCAGTGCACAGGTCATCACTATCAATATGCACCGTCTCGTGCAGGAGTATGTCGTGCATAGGGACGTTGAAGCTTTTTCCTTCTATGCCCTTGAGCCTGTGATTCGATATGTGCACCTTTATCTCATAGCCTCCCGTATGGTGTATGAGGATTATATCAAAGCTGGACTGCTTCCTGCCTACAGTGCTGGCTACATGGATATTGACAAGCAGTTTCTCACCATTGGATTGAACGGTGTTGTGGAGGCGGCAGAATATCTCGGGTATGACATCAACAACAATGCAAGATACAAACAGTTTCTTTCCGAGCTGCTCGCCGTATTTAAGGCAGAGAATAAGAAAGCCTTGCAGAAGTACGGCATACGCTTCAACACCGAGTTCGTCCCAGCGGAGAACCTCGGCGTCAAGAATGCCAAATGGGACAGAGAGGCAGGATTTACCGCACAGCGCGACTGCTACAACTCCTACTTCTACCGCGTGGAGGATGAGAGCCTCACACCGCTCGACAAGATCGAGATGTATGGGAAGGAGATCACCGACCACCTCGACGGAGGCAGCGCGCTTCATCTCAACCTTGAGCAGCTGCTCAGCTTCACACAGGCAAAGCACCTCTTTGACCTCTGCCGGAAGAACGGCGTCCCCTACTGGACAACCAACGTACTTTGCACCATCTGCGACAAGTGCGGAACGATTGACCCCGTGACACGCAAGCAGTGCAAGACCTGCGGCAATACCGACCTTGACTACGGAACACGCATCATCGGCTACCTCCGTCGTCTCAGCAGCTTCTCTGACGGCAGACAGAAAGAAGCCGACAGGCGTTACTACAGCTGACAACCAAAGAAAGGATAATGCACCATGACAACCTTCCTCATTCGCCTCTGCGAAAAGACCTGCCTCCTCCTCATCTCCCTTTATACGCGGGTGAACCACCTCCGTAATGGTTACATACGACGTGCCATCTTACTGCGTCGTTGGAAGCTTGATCGGCTGGACAAAGCAGACCTTACGATCAACCAGAAGCGTCTTATCATCGAGCAGGAGATTGCAGCGCTCAACACTCAGTTCACGAAAGTGTGACACCATGCTCATCTTTGACATTGAGACAGACGGTCTCCTTGACGACACCACGCAGATTCACTGCATGGCCATCCACGACATAGCGACAGGCAAGATCATCGGCTTTGACCCATCCACTATAGCAAACGGTGTGCATCTTCTCATGGACGAACTTGCGCAGGGCAACACGCTATGTGGACAAAACATCATCGCCTTTGACATTCCTGCGCTGTCTAAAGTCTATCCCGACTTTATTGTCTCCCGCGAGCAGCGCAAGCAGATCATAGACACCCTTGTCCTCAGTCGTCTCATCTACAGCAACCTCGACACCATCGACCTTGGATTGATGCGGAGCGACCTCCTCCCACGGCGTCTGTATAAATCCCACAGCCTACGCGCATGGGGCTATCGCCTTGGTGAGTACAAGGGCGACTATGGCGAGCAGGAGGGCGCATGGAAATACTACACACCTGAGATGCTCGACTACTGCAAACAGGATGTAAAAGTCAACACCCGTCTTATGGAACGTTTACAGCGGGCAACATACAGCGAACACGCCATCCGCTTGGAGCATGACGTTCAGTGGCTTATGGCACAGCAGGAACGCAACGGCTTTCCCTTTGACAAAGAAGGAGCAGAGCGTCTTGAGTGCACCTTACGGGAGCGACAGGCAGTGCTCAGCGCACAGCTTACCGCAGCCGTCCCGCCTATCCCCGACAAGCTCTTTATCCCAAAGAGAGACAACAAAAAATTGGGCTACAAAAAGGGTGTGCCCATTCAGCGGTATAAAGACTTCAACCCCAACAGCAGGAAGCAGATCGAGTACATCTTTCGCCAGATGCATGGCTACAGCCCTGCGAATCCCGACCTCTACGACGTGGAGGATGATGTGGAGAACTATCTGGACTATCGCCTCAAGATCGACGATGAGACATTCCGATTCATTAAGGATGACGAGAACGCCCCTGAGGAAGTACGTTATCTTGCGGGCACCATGGAAGAAAGCCTCCTCATCACCAAACGTCTTGGTCAAATCGCCGACGGCAAGAACGCGTGGCTCAAGGAAGTAAAGCCCGATGGGCGCATCCATGGACACGTCATTACCAATGGTACGGTCAGCGGCAGAGCCGCCCACGCCAGTCCCAATGTCGCCCAAGTCCCCGCCGTAGGCAGTCCCTATGGCAAGGAGTGTCGTGCCCTATTTCATGCAGGGGGATGGACACAGGTTGGTGTCGATGCGTGCGGACTGGAACTCAGGTGCCTCGCACACTATATGTCAATCTACGACGGCGGGAAGTACGCCCATACCATCCTCAACGGCGACATCCACACCATGAACCAACAGGCGGCAGGACTGCCCGAACGCAATCAGGCAAAGACCTTTATCTACGCCTTTTTGTATGGTGCAGGAGACGCCAAGATTGGACGCATCATCAAAGGGGACGCCGCCGACGGAAAGGCTATCAAGCGCAAATTCCTCAAGGCAACGCCAGCCATCAAAAGCCTCCGCGACGCCGTACAGAACACCTTGGTAGAGACAGAGCACGGAAAAGTCGTGCGCTGGAAACGCCATTACCTGCGCGGGCTTGACGGCAGACTGCTCCACGTCCGCAGCCCCCACAGTGCGCTCAACCTGCTCCTTCAATCCGCAGGTGCGGTTATCTGCAAACAGTGGATCGTCCTCACCGACCAGATGCTCTACGAGCAGGGCTTACGTCATGGATGGGACGGCGACTATGCCTTCATGGCATGGGTCCACGATGAATTTCAGTGCGCTTGCCGCACCAAGGAAATCGCAGAACTTGTTGTCTCCACGGCGCAAGCCGCCATGCGAAAGACACAAGAGATATTGGGCTTTCGGATGCAGCTCGACACCGAAGGCAAGATTGGAAAGAACTGGGCAGACTGCCATTAGGAGGAATGTATGACAAGGGACGTATATTGGAAAGCACAGACTCTTTTAGAAGAGATAGCACATATTAGGTCTTTTGGGAAAATCATTATAGAAGATAAAGTGACTATAAAGGGAGGACAAGAGAGCCTTGTACTCTCAGAAGCTTTATGCACTCTCTTCCGAGAAAGCTGCAAAGAAAGACTAAAAGTGCTGCAAGAGGAATTTGATAGCTTGTAAGTCGGAGAAAGGAAGAAGCAACATGATTAAACGCGAACTGCGCTGCCCGCGCTGCGGCAAAACACTCCTGCGGCTCTATGGCACCGCCGTCCGCAGCGTCACCTGTGCATGCGGGTGCAGCGTAGACCTCAAGCAGAAAGGGGAAAGGGGCGACCATAAGAAATGAACTACGCAGATTGTCGGAGTAAAGGACATAAAGGCACCTATGTCATCTTCTGGAACAAGCCACTTTTTCCATACGTATTCCTTGTGTGTGCAGAAATCTATTCCTCTCTGCGTGCTGCATTACAGAGCATGAGGAGTACCTCTGTTATTGCACAGTCCCTTCATGACGCGTCCGGGCGCCTCATCGCTTATACCAACGACGGAAAGGTCGTGATGTGCAATGCCTAACGTCCACCTCATCTCAGCAACCCCTGAGCCAATGCGCGTCATCAAGACCGCCATCAGCCAGTGCTACCAGAAAGAGGCGACCGACGCCACCGTAAAACACATACTCAAGGCAGGGCATCTTTCTGTCTTAGAGCACGCCAGTGCCAGCTTCCATGTGACGTGCAGTCTCACCGTCCTCTTACAGCTGACGCGGCATCGCCACCTCTCCTTTACTGTAGAGAGCAGCAGAGGAAGCACACTTTCTGGTGTGGCGCGTAGTTATATTGATCGCATCGACCACTACAATCAGCAGACCATGACATTCTACAACGAGATGATTGCCGATGGTATCCGTCCTGAGGTCGCTGCGTATGTCCTACCCAAGGCTGCTCTCTATCGCTTCGTCGTCACAGGCAACTTTCGGGCATGGTATGAATACCTCCCCAAACGCCTGTGCAAGCGAGCGAGCAAAGAACACCAGAAACTTGCACAGCTATTACATAACGAGCTGTGCCTCCTCTGCCCTGAAATCTTTTGTCATGTCAAAGTAAACTGCGCCATGTGCAACGAAAGGAGCTGCGACTTCCATGCCTGATGCACCTGATTACAACAGCACCTACGAACCCGAGGCGAACGCCGCCCGCTATGGGATGCGCGTCAACCCCAAGACATACCATGTTATGTCAACCCTTGAAAAACTGGGCATGAACCAGACGCGCTTCGGTGCACCTTATTGCCCTTGCTTGCCAAACCACAGTGCGGACACCATCTGCCCTTGCCGCTACATGCGCGAGATGAAGGCGTGCCGCTGTGGCCTCTACGTTAGAAAGGAAAATGCAAAATGAAGGGAATCCTGAAACTCACCTGCCCGAAATGTGGTGGGAGTGCCTTTACCATTACGCGCAACCCTATTTCGTGTATGTATGATGGACGGTACGACATCGCATGCGACGCATGTAATACAACCGTCGCTGACTTTCCTGCCTACTACTTGGAGAGAAACGAGAGCGACGACGCAAAGGAGGGAACGTCAGATGGCAATGCTACCCAGAGATCCTGACTTTTATTTCATCTCCTTCCTCTACCTTGGAATCGCGGTGCTCCTATGCGGTTAAAGTTTCTTGTGGACGCCGATATGGTCGCCTTTGCCTCCTGTGCATCAGCCACCCATGAGGCAGAATGGGACAGTGGTATCAGCAGCTACTTTGCCGACTTCGAGGAGGTTAAGGCGAACTTTGTCGAACGCCTCGACAGCATCGTAGAGACAGCCCTAAAGCACCACCAGTACACGGGGGACTATGACATCCTTCTGTGTTTGTCTGACCGCGAGGACAACTTTCGGCGACGCATCCTGCCCACCTACAAGGCGAATCGCAAAGGACAGAAACCCCTCTGTTACTGGAAACTGATCGAGTGGATGGAGCAGGAGGGAGAGACATACACACGTCCCTCCTTGGAGGCAGACGACTGCATCGGCATTCTCTCCTCCATGGAGAAGAACAAAGATCAGTGCATCATCCTCAGTGGCGACAAAGACATGCGCACGCTTGCGGGATGGCACTATGACTTCCTGCGCGACATCTACGAGTACATCACCGAGGAGGAGGCAGACAAAAACTTCTTCCTGCAAACCCTCACAGGTGACCCCGTGGACGGCTACAGCGGATGCCCAAAGATCGGCGCAGTCAACGCCTCACGTATCCTAGACAAAGACTGCTCATGGCACGCCGTTGTCGCAGCCTTCGAGAAGCAGGGACTTACCGTGCATGACGCGCTCATTCAGGCGCGTGTCGCCCGCATCCTCAGAGCCAGTGATTACGATTTCAAAAAGAAAGAAGTGAAGCTATGGACGCCCTCTACAAACAGCTGACCGAGAGCGAGATGAGCATGATAAAAGCCCGCCTCCTCGCGTGGCAGGAACACGGTGACATCTCGTGGATAATGCGGACGCATGGAGACATCAACTATGCCCTCCATGCCCTCTTTATGCTCAGCTGCAGCGGCATGATCGCAAAGTTCTACAAGCGTGGCATCTTTCAGGGCATCCTCGTCTTTGACGTTGGCGTCCCTTGGTGGACATCGCGGCGCGTCGTCTCTGAATTGTTTGTCTTAGCGGCGCCCGGCGTCGTGGGGCTTCAGCGCGAAGCAATCACAGAACTTGACGTAATCGCCGATCGTTATGGGGCAGACCTCATCGTCAGCGGTAATATGTTTCAAGCGCACAATAACCTGATTGGCAACGGCTACAAAAAGTGTGGCTTCAGTCAGGAATGCAGTACCTATGTAAAGGAGGCAACCAAATGAAAGACAATATGGACAGAGACATCCCGTATGTCTCCAAAGAACTGTGCACCTATTTGCGCGAGCGGTTCAGCTTGCAGAACATTGTGAGGGACTTGGATGATAAAGTCCGCGCCGACCGCATCGCAGGTGTCAACAGCATCATCGAAACCCTTGAAGAGATTCAGACCATGCAGGAGGAAAATGATGGGCTTCGTGAGTAACCTCTTAAAGACCATCCTGTCCCCATCCATTCCTCAGGCATCGAGCCAGCAGCCAACCATCACAGGGCGTGACCTTGTGCAGCAGACGGAGAGCACAGACCCCGACGCCCCCGTCATGGGCGGCAGTAATCCGCTCCGACGGCGCAGAGGCATCGAATCCCTTCTCGTTCCGTCGGAGGACATCTACAAAGGAGGTAACTAATGGGAGGAGTAACCAAAGTATTTAAGAGCATCTTCGGGGGAGGAAGTGCCCCATCGTCCGCACCGCCCCCCGCCGCCACACCTGCCCCCCAGACAACAGGGGCTTCGATGGAGAGCGAGAGCAGTGATGCAGTGAAGAAGAAGCGCCGCGGCAAACAGCAGCTCATGGTGCAGCCCGCAGGACAGGTGACAAGCACAGGGCTGAACCTATGAGCACCAAGCAGCGGACAACAACCGCCAGACAGCTCTATCAGAAGATGGAGAGCACACGTAAACCCTACACCGACCGTGCGGAGAAATGCGCCCAGCTCACCATCCCTATGGCATTCCCAAAAGAATCCGATTCGAGCAGCACCAAATATGACACACCCTATCAGAGCATCGGGGCACGTGGCGTCAACAACCTCACAAGCAAACTCATGCTTGCTTTGTTCCCGCCGAACGCGCCCTTCTTTCGTTTGTCTCTGGGGGACGACATCAAGTCGCTTGCGAGCAGCGACCCTGCCACACAGCAGGAGTGGGAAGCTGCATTATCGAGCATTGAGAAGCAGATCACACAGTACATGGAATCGCATCAAATGCGTGTCACCATGAACGAGGCGATGACCCAGCTCATCCTTGCGGGGAATGTCCTCTTGTTCCTGCCGCCAAAAGAAGGCGGGATGAAACT